CCAATTGTTAGTGATATATTAACCGCTTGGTTTTCTGTATCCCAGTTATACTCACCAAAGTTACCACCTTTAATAAATGCTCCTTTAATTACCCATTCCGAAACAATATCACCTACTGGTCCTAAAATATCGATAGTTAAGTCTTTCTTGTAGAAATCTGAATAACCATCGCGTCCCGTTACTGATTCATGGTGTAGACGAAGCCATTCCATTGTTGCCTGAGCTCCAGAAGGGGTGATTGGATCGAACAATGTCATTGTTAAATCTGACCAGGTAGTTTTACCTTTAACCTTTCTGTATACGTTGATGTGGTTAAGTACTACTTCACCTTGTTCAAAAGTAACAGCTGAAATTGCTTTGATTGTATAAGCGGGGATACCATCTACATACATGATAAAGCGGTTCGCCTGTTTGGGTTCAAACGCTGTGAAAAATATTTCGTTTGGATCTAATACTGCCATTTTGCTATATTGTTTATTTTATTATAAATATTGTTAATTACAACTCTTATGCTGGGAAAGTAGCTCCTGTTGGTAAAATGTTGAAATCTAGGTAAATGAATTCAGCTGTCTTGGTTGGTTGTAGATAAATCTGACCAATCATCTGGTTTCTATCGATTACATCCGGAGTGTTATTGGAATCATCCATAATTACTCTAAATGCGTATAAACCTTGACGTTGTTGAACTGATTCAAGATATGGGTTAACTTGGCTTAAGAATTGATTTCTTGTAGCGATTGTGTTTTGTTCAAACACTAAGTTATTAGCTACTTGAGAAATGTAAGACTTAAGAGCAATTAACAACCTACGTACATTTACACGATCGAGTGCAGATGCTTTTTTCTGTAGAGTTTTCTGGCCATATACTACAACTCCAGTTCCGGGGAACGTAGCAATTGGGTTTACATTACCTGTATAGAGTGTATTACGTTGAGATTGTGTTAGTTTTCTTTCGGCTCTTACTACCGTATCTAGCCCACCACGATTGATTCCGGCAGGTGCGAACCATGGTTCAGATACACTGTCATTGAACGCGTATACAGCAGGAATTAACGTTGATGCTGGTACATAAACTAATTGACCAGTTCCTGGATCAATTGTTTGTATCCAAGGCCAATATGTTGCTGCGTATGAACTATTAACTCCATTTGCTGAAGTTACAGCTTCGTTAATTGTATCATCGTAGGGTCGGGTATCTATTACAGCAATAGCATCTCCTCTAGATTGAACTGTATTTACTAAATTAGTAATTTGGTCAGAATTAACTGCAATAGTTAAACCTGGGACTGAGATTACATTGAATCTGTAATCGTCTTGGTTAGCCATCAACGATATAGCAGCGTCATAATTACTACCTGAAATGCCCTGGACATTGGAAGCAAGTACGCCTGATTGTGAATAGTAAGCTGCTCCCCCTCCAAATAAATTACCTAAAGCTGCACCAAAAGAACCACTAGAGGCGGCTGGAATAAAAGGTTGAAGAGAAGCTTGGGCTGTTCCGTTATTATTAAAGAAATTTGGGGTAGGGTTAACTACAGAAGATACAAAAACGTAGTTTGAACTATTAGGATAATTACCTACTTCTTGAATATAGGAAACTCCGTCACCATCCGTTACTAAAGTTTTGTAACTATCACCAACTACTCTAGAAATATAATTGTCTTGAGTTGGGTCTAATGATAAATTAGTCCAAGTTTCAAGTACAATGGGTTCAGTTGTTGTATCATCACCCTGTCTAATTAATAGACTAAATTGGCCTGATCCTGTATTTACACCAGTGATCTGCCATCTTACGTTATCGGATGAGCCACTAACTAAAGTACCATTTGAGCCTGTAGCACCTGCACTATTCATAATAGTACCTTCAGAGAATGTTTTTAAAATAAATGAAGCTGAGGTGTTAATAGCTGCTATTGAAGCAGAAGCAGGAGTAAATGATCCTGATACTACTCTAGTTACTAATAGGCTTTGACCTCCTTGTTGAAAGTAATTATAAGCAGCAATTGAGGTAAAATAGCTATATTCTTGACCACCGCTTAAGAAAGTATTACCGAATTTATTTAAATAGCTACTGTAAGTAGTACATAAAGTTGGCACTTCTTTAGGGCCTTTTACAGCGGGTCCTATAAGAGCTGCGCCTACGGTTACTGGTTGTTGAGTGATAAATGAGCTATCATTTTCTCTAGCTAATACTCCAGGTGAAATTAAAG